CACCCGCGCCAGGGCCTGCGTCACCTGGGCGTTCGCCGGCAGCCGGCCGATCACGACGCCGGCGGCGATGCCGGGGTCGTTGTGGTTCACTTCCTTGCGCAGATAGTGCACGAGATTCTGGTGATACTGCTGGGCGACAGGCATGTCTTGATCCTTTCAAGAGAGAGCGGCGGCCTTCGCGCTGGGGGAGGGATGCGCGAAGGCCGCCCGCGCGCCGACGCGCCGATCCGCGGCGCCGGGCGGCGCATGCGCGCGATCTGGTCAAGGTCTGCTACGCGGCTGCGTAGGTCGGAACGACGATGGTTCCGAAGTCCTTGTTGTTGAACCGCGTCTTCTTCACGCCGAAGATCGCGCCGGCGGACACGCCGAGCTGGTTGCCGTAGTCGAACAGCTCTTCGAACCAGGTCATCTTGTCGATGCCGTTCTCCGAGCCGAACGCGATGCAGGCCGCCTGCGCACCCGCGAACACGGCGCGCCGGGTATTGTCGACCGCCGCGTTGGTGACCGAGTGCACGCCTTTCGGCAGCCGCGTCCACTCGTGCAGGACGACGCCGTTGTATTCGCCCAAGGCCCCGGTGAAGATCGGGTTCCTGGCGCGGTCGCCCCCCGCGGTCGCGGCTTTCTGGATATCGAGCCACTGGCCGTTCGAGGCATTGGTGCGCATGTCACGCACCTGGTAGGGATGCAGGAACATGACGTACTTGTCTTCGCCGTCCACCCGCAGCGGCCGGATGATCGGGATGTTGCTCTCGAAGTAGGTCTTGGCCCGCGCCACGCAGCTGTCGATCAGCGACAGATCGAACTTGTGCGTGGTGAGCAGGCTTTCGTCGTTGGCCACGCCAGCCGCCCGGACCAAGTGGTCGGTGTCGGCCGCCACCGCCGCGTTGTTGCCGGTGAAGCGGGTGTCCGTCTGCACGGTGAAGCCGGCGACCTGGTTGGCGAAGCACTGGTCGAGCCGCTCCGCCCACCAGTCGCGCAGGCCCTCGAGGTTGTCCTGCCGGACCTCGAACGGCACGCGCTGCTCGCTCATCTTGCCGGCGGAGCGCGTCGCGTGGCGCAGCTGGTTGACCGCCAGCGTATCGCTGTAGGTGGTGAGGGCCTCTTCCTGGCCTTCGAGCGTGGCATCGCCCTGCACGCCCTCGCCGACCAGGCGCATGCGCAGTCCGCACACCACCTGGTCGCCAGCGTTCTTGCTGATCTCGTCCTTGCGATAGATCAGCGAGTCCTTCGAGTTGCCGATGAACTTGCCGATCCAGGTATTCGCGATGGCCTCGGACATGAGCTTCTTCGACCAGACCTTCACCGCCAAGGGGTGGTTCACCCCAAACTCGGTTTTTGCCATTTTGGCTCCTGTGTGAATTGGTTGCTGAGAACGAAGCCACATGACGCCGGGCTTGCTATGAATGTCCGACGGAAGTCGGGCACCGGTCAGGGTGTCCGGCTGTAGCCGCGAGCATTCTTGGATGCGATGCTCTCCCTCACGCCGGAGAGCGGGCGATCACGACGCCGCAGGGCGGCGACAGGGGCTCTTCACAGCCACGACGGCGGATCGCGATGGGATGACTCGAGACCCGACTCTAGGTTCGCAGCTAGCGGCGCATCAGCGCCCGCCAACGGTCGCCCTCGGTTGCCTTCGCGAAAGCGTCTTCATCCAATCGGGCGAGGGTCTCCATGCTTGACAGGGAACCGACCTCGTCACCTGACCTGCGCGGCGGCAGACGTTCGTTGGAGACCAACGGTTCTCGTTGCGTTGGGTGCGACCCTGCATATCCATGGAGAGTGGCATATTTGTAGATGAGCTCCATGGGGTCGCGGCCTGCAGCCGCCGCCCTGGCGCAAATCTCCGCCTCATCCTTGTTCGTAATGGCGACGGCTTGATCCAGGCTGTATCCGACATCGATCAGCTCGCCCACCCGGTGGAGCCGGGCGTGTCGATAGGCAGCCTCATGCTCATGACGACTCTCCTCCGCCGCATGAAGCCGCTCCTTTTCGGACGCATCGCGAGCCGCCAGGGCTTCAGCAAGGCTCTCCGTCCCCTCTTCCAGTGCGGCCACCGGATCCTCCATTTCCAGCGCCACGCGTACCAGAGCTTCGACAGCCCCGCCTATGCCGATGTTGGCGGCGAACGCAGTGTCGGCGCCGGCCGTCGGCACCGAAGCACGGCTCAACTCGTCTGCCATCGTCTCCACCCCTTCGTCCAATCCAGCGACCGGATCCGGGCTCTCAAGCGCTGCCTTGAGCTCTTCCGAGAACCGGGTCGGGAGAACATGCTGGGCAGATTGATGGGGTGACGATCCCGCTTCTGTCTGATTGAGCGTTGGCAGCAATCGAACGGCCTCGCTGTCGCCGCGGGCTGACAGCGTGCCCTCAAAGGGAAAAGACATGTGTCCTCCACATCCCGCTGACAATCCTCACCGCAGCAGCTTCTGCCAGCGGTCGCCTTTGGTGGCCTCGGCGAACTCTTCGTCGCTCAAGCCGGCCAGCGCTTCCAGCGTCAGCACGCCGGTCGAGCCGCCACCGGCAGCCGACAGCGACTTTGACGCGGCCTGGCCGCGGGCCGCCAGCGCGACTTTGTCTGCTTCGCTCATGGGGGCGCGCTGGTGTGGCGGTATCGCTCGATCCCCTTGCGCTGGCTCCCTCGACGGTGCGCCGCGATACCCGTGACGTTGCGCGTACTCATAGATCACCTGCGCCGGATTGCGCCCGTTCGCATAGGCGTTGCGGATGACTTCCGCCTCGTTGTCGAAGGTGATCTCCACCGCTTCATACGGGGCATATCCCAGGGCACGCAGCTCCGAAACCCGCGCCTGCCGCGCATGCTGATAGGCGGCCAGGAAATCCGGCCGCGCGCGCATGACGTCTCGAACCGAGCGCATCAGGTCCGTGCGCAACACGGCGTCTGCCTGCGTCTCGGCCGCAGTCGCCGAAAGCGGCTCCGACTTCGTTTCTTGCAGCTGATCCCGGTCGCCCGGCTCCGGTTCTGCGGCGCCCTCTGCCTGCTCCGCTCCTCCATGTTGCCGCGCCAGCTCATGGAGCAGATCAAGGCGCCCTTGGAGCCTTTGCTGCGCCTCTACGGCGGTCTGCAGCTCGCGCTGCAGCTCTTTCCTCCGTGCCCGCTCTTCGGCCAGCGCACCATAGGGCACCGTTCGTTGCTGCCGGGAGCCGGGCCGAAGCTCCTCGCTCGGCGACCGCTGCAGGCAGGAAGAAGCATCTGCAGAGCTGCCCGGCGATCCCGCCGGCAAGCTGCCATTGGCCGGCTGCTCGAGCGGCTGGGGCACGCCCGTCATCGACGCATCCGTGTCATCCATTGTCGCCCGTCCATTGTAGTCGCTGCTGCGATGCAGTGTGCCTTCCAAAGCCGCCCGCTATGGTCTCGCCTGGCTCGTTGGTAGCCGCGGGGAGTCGGGATCAAGACCCTGACGACGTGGCCTGTTCGTCTCTCAGCATGCAGTCGGCGAACCGGTATGCGTCGTGCGCCAACCAGGCCCATCCAACCCCGATATCCAGCGGGCGACGGCTCGTCCAATCGAGTTCGTCATTGGTCTGGCGTTCCCTGTCTTGGGAACCTTGAACGCAACTACCGCCGTGTAGCTTGTTTTTTCGCTGGTGGTTGCCCGACCTCAATCCGCACCTCCTGCCGTTTCTTCATCTCACACAGAGGCAGCAGCGCAGTCGCCGTTGCTCCTTAGGGGCAGGATGTAAGTGCTACTGCACCACTTGTTTTGCTGCTTGCGGGTCCTTCTCGGGGCAGCCAATCGTTCCCGGTTCCTTCAACGTGAGAGTGCACCATCCTAACGAGGTGCCGCAGCAGCAGAGGGAAGCCGCATCGCTCCGGGGAACAGGCCTGGCAAGACTGAAATGGCTGAGTAGTGCATCGGTTGTGGAGAGTATGGAGAGAAAGGTCGCATTTTTTCCGGATAGTCGGACGGCAACAACACGATCTTGCGCAAGATCTCATCCAGCAGCGGTCGCATCACCTCTGGTTTCGTGAGGTAAAAGCCCAACAACTGCGGGTTCGACATAATCAGTTTTTCGCGAAAGGCATCTAACGAGAACTCTGACTTGTCAGGATTGCCGTCTGGCTTCGGCTTAACCGGCTTCGGATTCACTTCCGGCTTCGGATTCACTTCCGGGTTAGGAACCGACTGTTGGTTCGGATTTGCGCGCCGATCCGGATCTTTATCCCCTTGAGGTTGCCCGACCTCGTCATCATATGTCCATATCTGAAGACCGTCGTAGTGTCCCAACTGACGGCATTTCATGTATCGTTCTCGCGCTCGATCCCAGCAGCCGGACTGATACTTGCCATCTGTGCATAGCTGCTTCTCGGTTTCCCAATTGTCGTCGCATTTCTCCCTATCGTACAAAATACCTTGGGCGTAGTCCTGGGCAGCGTAGAGATTACGTTGCTTGGCAACGTCGTCGGGCCCCTGAAAAGGAGGATACCTACCCGCATATTTGGGGCCTTTCTTCTTCGGAGTCTTCCCATACTTGCTACCGAGCACAAGTGGCCCAAAGTCTCGCTGATCGGGAGACTGGCTAAAGTTTCCGTGCTCGTCGAACTTGTGCCTATTGTTGTTCATATAGTTAAAGATCAAATTGCCCCAAAGCAGCTTGTTCACGGAAAATCTCCACTATGGTTCTGCTGTTGCTTGACCAGTGCGTCAGCGCCCAGTCGCCATATCTATCGCAGGCTCTTGACGGGGTGCGGCGGAGGTTAATGCATCAGACGCATCAGCGCAGCGCGGGCACTCAACAACTGTCGATGCCGAGTGCAACGTCTTTGCTGTCTGCAGCCTCGCCGCTTGCCGCTCCTCGAGCTCCCGCAGCTTCAGCGCCGCGTTCACGTCCGTCTCGTAGCGCCGCAGCTGCAGCTCCTGCTGCTTCAGCGCCGTCTCGACTTCCAGCCGCTTGAGCTCCGCCTCGACCCGCATCTGCTGCGGGCTCGGCGCCTGCGCGACTTGCTGCTGACTCATCTGCGCCTGTTCGGCCTGCTGCTTCTGCTGGTCCTGCTGCACGGTCTCGACAAATTCGCCGACCACGCTCGCCGGCAGCGGCGAGGCCTTCAGCAGCTTCGCCCAGGCCTCGATCGACAGCGGCTGCTTCATCAGCAGCGGCAGCATCTGCTGCAGGATCGCCCAGCTCGCCTCCTTCTGGTTGGGGGAGACCGGCGCGTCGTCGACGATGATGTCGAATTCCAGCACGTCGTCGCCGCGGATCAGCGGTACGTAGCGCTCGTAGTCCGGCCCGGCGATGCGCACCAGGCGACCGTCGCTCAGATAGTCCCGGATCAGGTGCAGCAGCAGCCGGCCCTGGTCCTTGCGGTAGCGACGTAGGCCGTCGAAGAACGGTGCCAGGATGGTGGTCGCCGCCTGCCGCCGCTGGTATTCCAGCGAGGCGGCCTGCCCGCGGTCGGCGAGGCCCAGCATCTCCACGTTGATGCCCGAGACATCGCGCATCGACCGCAGCGCGAACTGCATCAGTCCCTCGACGCCGGTCGGCATCATCGCCGGAGGCTTGGGCGTCACCCGCGGCCCCATGCCCGACAGCGCGCCGGTCTTGAGCCAGACGATGCGCCCGGCATTGGCCCAGTCGGCTTCCGCCTGCTGGTCGTTGTCGAACGCGCCGCGCTCGGCCATGATGCCTTTGCCGCTGGTCTGGATGCTGTTGAGCACCGAGCTGAACAGCGCGTTGGCCCAGCGCTGCGGATCGCGCATCGCCCGTACCAGGCCGACCCACTGCCGCTTGTTGCGGTCGCGATAGCCGGTGATGGCCTTGAACTTGAAGTCCGCCTGCGACTGCGCCGGTCCGCTCTCCAGCAAGGCCGCGCCCAGGAACGCCCGGCGGAACACGCGCCGACGCCGATTCTGCACGGCCAGCTTGATCTGCGCCGCCTCGGCGCGCCCGCGCAACGCCTTCAGCGTCTCCTCGTCGGCGACCTCCATCACCTCGCCGGTCGCTGGATTGGCGACGCGGTATTCGGTCCGGTCCTCGCACCATTCGGTCTCGACGATGGTCACGGTCTTTCGCGCGCGATCGTCGGCCGAGGCGGCATTGCCGTAGTTGCGCGCCGCTTCGCGATCATGCGGCGCGGCGTCCAGCAGCGCCGGTCGCGCCCAGCTCGCGTCCAACGCGTCGTCTTCGATGCCGGGAAACATCCCGCGCGCCACCTCGATGTCGATCTCGCGCGCCCGGTGCAGGCGCCGCGCATCGACCAGGTTGCGCTTGGCGGCACGGGCGTCCCACGCCATCTCCAGCGGGTCCACGCGGTCGATCACGATGTTGCCGTTCGGGTCTTCATCGTAGTCGACGCGCGTCTCGGTCCAGCCCATGCCGCAGATCGCGGTATCCTGGAACGCGTCGGACTCCTCGTCCTCCGCGTTGCACTGGTCGCGCAGGTAGAGCGCCGCGCCGGTGTAGAGCTCCGCCGGTCCCTGGTCGTCCGCGCCGCGAACCGGCACGTTGCCCGGCTCGCCGGTTTCCGGGTCGAGAGCCTGGCCCATCCTGCTGCTGGTGGTGCGCGGAATGAAGCGCACCTCCTGCCGGTTGGCCACTTCCATGCCGACCACCGCCGCCACCGCCGGCCCGATCCGGTTGAACGTGACGCACGGCCGGTTTTGCCCCTTGAGGCGCTGCCGGTCCGCCTCCTCCCACTGTCCGTGACCGGCGTGGAAGGCGAAGTCGCTCTCCGCGTCCTTGTACCACTCGCTCTGCGCCCGCCGGTCCTCCAGGAACCAGCCCTTCAGGCGCGCATAAAGCTCCACATCGGCCAGCGGCGATGGCTCGGCCGCCGAGGTGCCGATCTCGGAATCGGTCATATTGTGCTCTCTGATGGGGCTGAGGGGTCGACTGTACCGACGGGAGCAGGATCAGCAGTTGGCTGTCACGCTCCAACGCTATCCGTAGAGCCGAGCGGCGTATACGAAGCTAAAGACGTGCGCGCCGATGACGAGCGCCATGATGCTACCGATGCGCCACCAGCCCTTCAGCCAGACAGCGCACAAGGCGATCGCCACCGGGACGCCAACAAGGATCAAGATGATAGCCGGTCCGTAGGCGAACGGCGCGACCAGAATGAACAAGTGCGTCAGAGAGAGAATGTTGAGGACGCCATTGAGCGGATCCTTGATGTCGACGACGATGCCAAAGAGGATCAGCAGGGCATAGTAAGCAGCGATACAAGCCGTGAGCGATGGGGCTCGGCCAACCGCCGAGCGCAACCGTTGGAATATCCACCAGGGCCCTTGTTCACGGCTCATGAGTTTCTGGGCATGTGGCTACCGGATCAGATCACCACGGCGCTGTCGGGGAAGAGGAGCACGAAACGGCCGCACGTCGCGGTAGTTTCTACGCGGCGCATGACGCAGGAAGCCTTTCACTTGATCTGCTTCGTGACGTTGCGACTCCCAAAATGCGCGCCAAAAATTGCTCGCGATCCCTCTAGGGTCATTGACCGTGTGGTCCCATGCATCCGTGGGTGGATAGCTGTCGGCGGTGCCTTCGCAACCGGCGTACGGATGGCCCTCGTCAACCAATCGCCCGTGCTCATCATAGAAACACTCTGCGATCGGATGCTCCGGGCTCGGGTCGCGATCCTCGAGGTATCCTTCGTATCCGCAGTGAAACCAGGTCGGATCGCCGCGCGGCGTATATATCGCAGGCATCCGTATCGGCTCACGCCATGCGGGGGCGTCCTTGGGCTCCGGTAACCCGACCCGCTTTCGGGTCTCCAACCGCGTGACCGGGAACCCAAGCGCCTGCGCCATCTCGGTGACGCCCTCTCCTCGCTGCGCCAAAGCTATCGCCACCTAGTGTTGCCGTCTATGGTAAATGCAATCGGCGGTTGCCATTGCTGCCGTGCTTTGAGACGAGCGCGAATGACGCCAACAGAATGAGGTTGTGAGGGACGGCAGGTAGCATGCGGCGGATCACACCGCAGCACGCGGCCGCGAACCAGGCGGCATTTCGCCGAGGAAGTCCTGTAGCTTGGGCGCGCGATGCAGCTGGCAACGCTTGTCGCTTCAGCCGTCGCTCTTGGACGCGAACATCGTGTGCAGATCACCAACACAATGCTCGCAGATCAAGGCAGTCGGGCCAGCCGCGAGGCGCACGCCTTCGCCCGCACGGCCACAGAAATGGCAGCCATCAATCTTTTCCTGTGGCAGCATCCGCTCGATCGCCAGGCTTATTTGAGTCAGCGCCTCGTTCTCTGCCGTCTCGTCCTTCTGATCACGCGCCGCCAGATAACCCACGAGCCCGATCTGGAAAGCATCGCGGAACCGCTTCTCATCGACCGCGCGCATCCACAAGCTCAAGAGCTCGGCTTGCCGTTTTTCTCTGTCGTCTTGTGAGTCCGCCACTCGACGCTCCGCGGTGTATGCCTTCTACTTGTTCGGATCGCCCCAAATGCCAGGCGCGAAGATCGTAGACAGGCCATTCTTGCACTTGGACCATGCTGGCAAGCACACCGTGAAGCTGCTGCGGCCCGCATTCTTGCAGGCCTGCAACGCATCATCGCACGACATGCCAGCCGCAACTTGATCCCAAATCTCGATCGAACGATCAATCCGGGGCTCAGATTCCGGCGCCAACCTACCATCCTTGCCGTGTGATGTCCACCACCATTGGTTGCGACTTGATCGCGTTCCCTGCCTGCCGCCATAGTCATCGGCGAACAGTCCCATCGCCTGCGCGAGCTGGCGCACGCCAGCCATGCCATATGTTTCGTATCCAAGCTGCAGGCACTTATGCGCTTCTTCTCGTTCCTTTGACGTCATGACCTGGTCCTCCGGATCTTCACCACGCGGTGTAGCTCATCGACCACTGATCGTGCGCGGGATGAAACCGCACCACCTGCGATCTCATGCCACCACCGCTGCAACCGCGGCACCCATGCAGCAAAAGGTGAAGTCTGCACTGATCTCAGCCAGGCCCGTCAGGATTCTCCAGCACTTCTCATGCCCCTGCTCTCGCAGCGAGGTAAAGGCCGTAGGCGGTTATGCAGACGACCGACGACATGACAACAACCCACCTGGTCCATCCTCTGAGCTTCAGACATGCGAACAGCAGCCCGCTCAGCGCAGACATGGTGAACACCCACGAGAGCCATCTCCTTCGATGAAGGCCGCTGCGAAACCCATCGTGCCCAAGACTGGCAGAAGAACGCCGACCTTCGCGACCTCCAAGACGCTGCGTTCGGAGGAGGTGTCATAGTAACTTCCGATCGCAACACCCCCGCGCGCCAAGTAGCGGAACGCGTCCGCCGCGTGGCTGGTCCAGTCGTGCCGCGGCCGCGCCGAGCGTTCTTGGGGGCTTAGTCCAATCAAGGATCGATCGCTGAGTCAGGGTAACGTTCCGTCTCGACGAATCACCTCGTCCAGTTCATCCTCTAGATCAGGGTGCAACTCGAAGATCCTGTTGAGGACATCAACGCTTATGTCCCCAGCAATCCCGCTGATTGACTTTCGCAGTTCATCGTACTCAGTTGGTGAGCAGTTCTTTCTCAACGTCGGTAGAAGACTGGTCAACGTCGAAGAACTTTTGATGGCCGCAGTTGCTAGAGCGCGTGCAGTATCCCGGTCCACGGAACGACGCTCGCTTGGAAGTTGATGCTAGCCCGTAGCCATACACTCGTTGACGCACTTGTGGAAGTCCCATGTATTCTTGTCACTGCCGGGAAATGGCAGGGCCCGCTCTAGGAGGTGATAACATTTCTCGATGCAGTCACTTCTCGAAGCTGCGAGTTCAAGACTTGGCGAATCCTGTCCGCCCACCTGTGGCCATCGCCTCCGACTGGCAGACTCGCCTGGCCAAAGTATCTGATCAGATTGCGGCAAGCGGCCAGAATATTGAGGCTGCCGATGTCGTCGGGGAGCAACGCCCATGGCGGCCGCGACCTGCAGCATGCCTTCCAATCCGTATGTCTCGAACCCAAGCTGCAGCCACTTCCTGGCCTCCTCGTCGTTCATTGTGCTTCCTATTGTTGTCGTTTAGGCGCTCATCCATGTCCCCTCGCCGCCACGCCTCGGCGCATACCGATCGCGCCTTTGTTGCGAAGTCATTCCATCCGGCAGGCCGCGCGCCAGGTAGCGGAACGCATCGGCTGCGTGGCTGGTCCAGTCGTGCCGGGGCCGCGCCGAGTAGATCTTCCGCTCCGTGTCGTAGTCGCAGCGGTATTGCCGCAGTGCATCCAGCCCGCGCGCGCATTTTTTCGCGTCGAACCAGCAGCGCGGCAGCAGGTTGCGCACGGCGTTGATGCCGTCCTCGATGTTCGGCTCCCGCGGCAGCACGCGGCCGAAGATGCCGAGCGCCGCGAGCGTTTGCAGCCGGCTGCGGCCGGTCGACAGGTCCGCCACCTGCGCGTCGTGCGGCAGGATGTGCTCGCCGTAGACATAGGGCTTCTCGCGCAGGACCTTCGCATAGTGATCAAGCCCCACGCCAAAGCTCTCATAATAGTCGATCAGGCGGGTTTCCTGCCCCACGACCTGCGCGAACCAGATCGCGGTGCTGTCGCCGATTCCGAGATCCCACGCCGTGTGGACCGCCGCATCCGGCGCCCAGGGCGCGCGGCCGATGCGCCCTTCCACGTCGGCGTTGTGCAGCAGCTTGCCATAGTAGGCGCCAGGCAGCGCCGCATCGAAGCTGCAATAATATTCCTGCGCCACCATGTCGTCCGACATGCCGGATGCGCGTTCATCGGCGATGACGTCGGCGCCGATCGCTTTGGTGTCGTCGACCGTCAGCCGCTCCGCGAACCAGTCCGGCCGCGCGCGCGCCATGTCGTACAGGCTCCACGCGTGATTGCGGCCGCGCGGTGTCGTCATGAAAATGCACCAGCCACCATTTTCGGCGAGGATGGGGCGCAGATAGTCCCAGGCCGCCGGATCGGTCAGCGAATACTCGGAGAAGACCAGTCCGATCGGCGGGGCGCCCACCAGCGAATTGAAGTTGTCGGAGCCGACCGCCTGCCACGCCGATCCGTTCGCCAGTTTGATGCGCATGTCGTCGTCGCGCTGCCCCACCCGGATCGGCGCCGGAAAGGCCTCGTCGATCCGCCGGCGACCGGTGTGCGGGTTGATCGCGTCCCAGATCGCCTTCCGCGCCTGCGCGGCTTCGGGCAGCATGTGCCAGTAGCTGCCGACCCGCTGCAGCGCCGCGCACGCCGCCCAGTGCAGGCATACCTCGTCCTTGCCGGCGCGCCGGTGCCACACCGCGACCGCGCGCTTTCCGCCGGCTTCAAGATAGTTCCAGAGGCGCCGCTGGTAGTCCCGCGGCCGCCAGCGATTGGGCAGGGTGATTTGCATGAAGCGGCACGGCCCCTTGGCTTCGAGCGCTGAGCCACGGCACCTTTGAGGCTCAGCTCTGACGATTGTGTTCCAGCTGCCACATGACGCGGACTGGCTGTCTGTACTGACAGCAGTACTCGCTCACGGATGCCTCGACCTGGGTCCTATGGACTCGCCACCCGAAATAGGCAAGGTTTAGAACGACAAGGACAGCCAGGATCAGCTCCCGCCTTGGCAGGCGGCGCAACAGCAACGCGGTCATCGACAAGATTGCCAGGATCGTTAAGGGAACCTGGTCCAGCACGTAAGCAGACCATGAACAATAAGATCTGAACTTCCCGCACCCGGCTTCTCCTCCGATCAGCCGCTCATACTCTTCCGGTTGGAAAACAAGCACGTCGAGCCAGAGATAGATCGCGAGTGCGATGAAGAGCATCAGGATCAGTCGCGCAAGCCACCCACCGATGCGAGCCGAAGTCACCAAGGAGGACTTCATCATCATCATCACGGTGCCCGGCGCTATCGTCTGCGGTGGTTCGGAGAACCCTGCCAACCATAGTCGACCTGAACGTCCATCTCGTCCTGTCCGAGCGCCTGCATCAAATCGGCGAAGTCGTCCATCTCGCTCGTCAGGTCTATGCAGCCCGCCGACCCCGGAGACATGCCCCCGTGGATGGCGAAATTGCCGCGCCCAAACGTCTGCGTATCCGCCTTCGGCCTCAGCCAAAAGCGAAATTGCCCCAGGCCGGCGTTCCCCACGGCCAGGGTCCGTAGCCTGCAGCACCTGCGGCACGCTTCAACAGACCTACATCCTCGTATCGCTGCATTTCGCCGACCTTGGCGCGATAAGCGCCTTGCGGCAACGGACCATGGTCGCGGTAGGATTGGTGTTCCGGCGCTTGGGTGCCCGGCCTGCCCGACACGGCAGGCCAACTCATGATCCCTTGGCCATTCTCCCGCAGGGTCAGCTTGGCGCCATCGAACCCCAACGCATAGAGCGGATGCATCCGGTCCTCATACCGGCGCAAACGTTCCCGGAATTCGGTATCGACAGCATTTGTCTCGGCCATCTCAGCTCCGTTCGACGAGTCACTGTGTCACAAGTTCGATTGATCCCCGACGTGAGTGGCCGTCATCTGCTCCCAGCGGTCAATAACAACCCGGGATTGTCGTCCGGAAAGCGACTGCCCGCATCACCCGCGACATGGATTTCGGCGCAAGACCGCACGACAAGCTTGATCAGCCATCATCAACCCATTCCTGCGAGAATGGTCGGATAATGCCATCCACCATAACGCACGTCAATACTTTCCCGCTATGCGTGTATCAAGTCGTCACGCGAATCTGGCGTGTCCGTCACATCCCACGCGTCAGGCCGCCAGGGTCAGGATGGCGTAGCTCTGCCGGATGCCGTTGACCTCGCCCGGGACCACCGCGTCGAACGTGCAGGCGACGCTCGCATTCGCGCGCGCGACCGCCGAAGCGACCTCGGACCGCGGCCTCGCCCAGGCCAGCCCGGTCTGCTTGCGCAGTTCCGCCGCCTCGGGGAAATGCACCAGGGCGGTGGCGCCCGGATTCATCATCGCGACGATGTTGCCGATGTAGGCATCGAACCGGTTCTCCGGAACCTTGGAGCAGACGTGCCAGGAGATGATGTAGCGCGGCGCTTCGGCCCGCGCCTGCCGGATCACCTCGTCCCCGATGACGTCGAGCCGCGGCCGCTTGTCCTGCGCCAGCTCCGGCGAGAGATGAGCGCGGCCGAGGTCGAGGAAGTCCTGGGCGAGGTCCATGCCCCAATACTTTCCCGGCTCCAGGAACGCGATGAGGGGCGGCGCGAGCCGCAGGCTGCCGCAGCCGTAATCGATGGTGAGGTCGCCCGGCTGCAAGCCGTGCTTCAGCAGGAACTCGAGCAGTTCGGATTCCTTGCGCAGCGGCCGCGCCGTCGGACCGATGGCGGGGTGTCCCCGGCCCGATCGGATCTTGGACATCACCTGGTGCACGTAATACTGCTCGTACGGCGCGGTCGGATGGCCCAGCCGCCATGTCCAGTAGCTGAGGGCGCGGCGAATCTTGGTCTTGAGTTTCACATGGGAAGCCGGAAGTGGTCGCGAAAATCGCGAACCTGTCATATTCTCCGGCCGTGCGCCAGTAACCTCTGCGTGCAGGGCGGCGCCGAGGCGCGGCTTACGCCCGCTTCGCGAGATAGGCCTCGCACAGCTCCTGCAGCCGCGCGCGCCCGAAGCTTGGATCATGCCCGGCATGCACGACCCTGACCGGCATGCCGTGCGGCCGCTTCATCGTCGCGACATAGACCGGAATGCTCGAGCCCGGCAGCTCGTCGAGCAGCGGTCCGTCATAGACGGCATCGCCCGAGAACAGCACGCCGCTCGCCGCCTCCCACAGGCCGATGCTGCCCGGCGAGTGTCCCGGCAGATGCAAGATCTCGAAGCGCCGGTCGCCGATGTCCACCACGTCGCCCTCCTCAACAATCCGCGTCGCCGGTGCCGGCCGCACCTCATAGGCGCGCGGATCATAGTCACGGTCCGGCACGGCGGTGAAAAGTTCCGCCGGCACCTCGTAGCCTGCCGCGCGGATGCTCTCGAGCAGGGCGTCCTCCTTGCCCGCGCCATAGAGCGAAGCGGCATTGCCGGCCGCCACTTTGGCGGCCTCGGCGTGATGGACCATCCGATCCTCGAACTCGTGGAACCCGCCGACATGATCGTAGTGCGCATGCGTAACCACGGCCGTCAGCGCCTTCTCGAACAGCCGCCGCGCCGCGTCTTTCAGGCTCGCCATGCCGAGCCCGGTGTCGATCAGCAGGTCGCGGTCGCGCCCGCGCACGTGCCAGATGTTGCAGCGGATCAGCGGCACGACATGCGGCTCCCGGATCAGCGTGATGTCGTCATCGACCCGCCGGAACTCGAACCATCGCTCCCTTCGCCTCGCACCGCCGTGGCGCCTAGCGATCCTTGCGGCCGCTCGCCATCTCCCTCGACATTTCCCGGGGCCGCCAATATCGATCGAGCCCGTCGGCCAGCCTGGCGACGCAGGTGCCCCAGCCGATCCTGTGCTTGCGGGCGACCGGATAGATCGCGGTGCCAGAGACCGCCACGCGCAGGACGATGTCCAGCGTCGCCGGAGCCGCGGCCCGCAGCCGCTCCGCCCACGGCACGAACCGCTTGGCGTGGATCAGCGCCGCGCGCTCCGGCAACGCCATCTCCTGCCAACCCTCGGGCGGATCGATTTCGCAGAGCCGCGAGACCCGCGCGCGTCCCGCCCGCGCGATCGCCTCATGCACCCAGCCGATCTCGCGCGCCGCACGGACCTGGTCGTCAGTCAACTTGCCTTTGCCGTGCAGCAGGTCGATCGGATCGATCGTTGCCGGCCGTGCCGCCAGTTCGGCGACCGGCCCCAGATCCTCGCCCCTTGCCGTTCCGCCGAACTGCCGCTGGAGGGCTGCGAGGTCGCTGATGCGCCGCAGCCGCTCGGCAATGCACCCGGCGAGCTGCGCCGCCGGCGCCTCGCCTCCGGTCCGCTCGGCCAGAAGCTTGCGGCCCTGCAGCGCCTCGATCTCGCGCTCCAGCCGGCTGGTTTCGCTGCGCAGCCGCGCCACGGCATCGGGCTTGCGCATGCGCAAGGCTTGCCGCAAGATTGCGAGATGCGCTTGCCATAGCTCTGCCTCTCCAGCCCACCGGCGGCGCGCCGTGGTTTGCATCGTCGTCACCGCTTGCCGTAGAGATCTGCCGCGATGTTGAGCACGTGCTGGCGGTCCCAGGCGTCCTTGATCTTGTCGGGCCACAGGATGACGATCCCTCGCTCGCGCCACGCGCGCCGCGCCATCGCTTCCATCTCCCGCGGGTCTGCCGGGCGCGCGGTACGTGTCTCGCCTGCCCTGGACGTGCGGTCCATCATGACTGTCCGCCTTTCTCGACGACGTCGGCGTCGCTGAACCGCACGATCCTGATGACCAGAGGCTGGCTGCCGGACGCCTCGTCTGCGGCGCCGGTGGACGCCTTGCCGAAGGCGCGGTTCAGCAGCTCCTGCGTCGCAGCCAAGGCCACGCGCTCGTCCTCGCTGCGGCTGAGATCGGCCAGACGCCTCAGCGCGGCCAGGGCGGCATCGCGCGCCAGCACACGCAGATCGCCGGCGCCCGCCGGATTGGAGGTCGACCCTCCGGCTTTGCGGGTCGCGCGATCCGCACCCGCGCTCCTCGGCTTCCTGGCCGCCATCTCGATGCTCCGTGTTGCCGGGTTCAGCGACCGCGGGCGATTCGCCCGACCGTGCCAAGGCTGGATGGGGGCCAGAGCCCCGCCGCCTCGCGTTCCCAACCTTTGAAAAATCCCTCGCGTGGTACGTCCGCATCCTCAAACCGGATGCCGTCAGGCCATCGGCCAATCATGCGCGACACACCGCTGCGGTCGCGTCTGCGGACCGACGGCACCTCCGCCCGCGCCGTCATGGGCGCTGCTCCGCCGCGGAAGAGTGCCGCTGCGCGGCAAGCTGCGCCAGCAACTTGAGATCGACGGCGGCAATGCCGCGACGTGCGGCGCCCTCGACGATCCGGCGCCAATACCCGGCCGGAACGGAATCCCGGTGTCGCCACTGGCGCAC